TCGACGCATCAGCGCCTCCGCTGCTCTACGGGCAGGCTGTGCTGATCGATGCTACCACGCAAGGTGTGCGGCCCATGGTGAGCGGCGATCAGGCCGACACGGACTGCTACGGCGTCACTGTTCGTCCGTACCCGTTGCAGCAGGCCTCGACGACTCCGGCATTCGGCAACGCAGCGCCGCCGACGACGGGCGTCATCGATGTGTTGAAGAACGGTTACATCCTGATTCAGTTCAACGCCTCGGGCTCGGCCCCAGTGAAGAACGGTCAGGCCTACATCTGGACCGCGTCCACCTCTGGCGCTCACATTGTGAGCGGCTGGGAGACGGCAGCGCCTTCAGGCAGTGGTTGTTTGATCGGCGTTCCGAATCGCACGTACTATCAGGGCGGTTGGGACGGCAGTAACGTTGGCGAACTCATCTTCCACCAGTAGTCGGAAGCAAATTCAGTAAAGGAGAAATTTAAAATGTTGACTTTCGACGAAGCGGTGAGGATGAAGCAGTCTGGGCAAGAGGACTCGCCCGGACGCTTCCTCGACAAGAAGTTTCACTTTCAGCAGAAGACGCGGGACGGCGGTACGAGAACCATCGACTCGACGGGTGCGTTCCTCGTGGGCGAGCTCGAACGTCTTGATATGACGTTGCACGATCCGTTGGCCAGCGTAACCTGGGGCCGCGACATCGACCTGCGGGAAGATGTCACGATCGCAGACGAAGTAAGTAGCTTCACGGTCTCGACCTACGGCATCTCGTCTGGTCTGGGCACTGGTCAGGGCATCATGACTGGCAAGAACTGGATGGGCAAGAACACGAATCAGATTGCGAACGTCAGCGTGGATATCGCTAAGCTGACGCAGCCTCTGACTCCATGGGCCGTGGAGTTGTCGTACACCATTCTGGAGCTGGAGTCCGCAGCTAAGCTTGGTCGCCCGGTCGATCAGCAGAAGTATGAGGGCCTGCAACTCAAGCACCAGATGGACATCGACGAAATGGTTTACGTCGGCGACACCACGCTGAGTGCTCTGGGCCTCGTCAACAACACCACTGGCGGCAACCCCGTAGGCTACAACGCCTCCGTGGCTACTGTCGGCGGCAACACCACGTGGTCGGCGAAGATCTTAGCGGGCAACTACGATGCCGTCACCGCCGACGTCAACACCCTGTTGTACAACACGTGGTCTAACTCAGGCTTCACCATCGTGCCGAGCCGTCTGCTGCTGCCGCCCTTCGACTTCGGACTCATCAGCACGCAGAAGGTCTCGTCCGCTGGCAACGTCAGCATCCTGAAGTACATTCAGGAGAACAACATCCTCACCACCTCGGGACGCGGTAAGCTGGAGATCTTCCCCTGTAAGTGGTGTCAGGGTGTCGCGTCTGGCGGAACTGTGGGCACGGGCGGAGCCGGGTACGACCGCATGGTGGCCTACACCAAGGACAAGAAGCGCGTGCGCTTCCCGATGACCATGCTGCAGCGCACTCCAGTGCAGTACGACGGCATGTTCCATAAGACAACTTACTTCTGCCGGTTTGGAGTCGTGGAGATGCCATACAGCATAACCGTCGGCTATAGCAACGGACTGTCGTAAGGCGTATAATAAACTTAGCCACCATTTTTTTCAACTTAAGGAGCAAACATCCCAATGACGACAATCGCAGAAGTGAACGAGGGCAACTTCAAACCCGAGAAGATGGTCAGCGGTTGGGCACCTCCGACTGAGGGCCTGCCCAAGCACCTCGCTGAAGAACCTACCGTGACTATGGTCTTCCCACACAAGGTCAGCCTGCAACTGGACGAGGGTATGGGCCTCGTGCACTTCGAGAAGGGCATCCGTGAGGTGCCACGTAGTTTGGCCTCGGACTGGATGCTTCGAAGGGAAGATGGCACACCAGTAGAGAAGCACGCCAAACCTGGCATGCACTGGTACCTGCGCCAAAACGGCGTGGTCGTGTACGACAAGCCCGAAGATCCGATTCCTGAAATCACGGAGTCGCACATCGACTTCTTGAAGTCTCAAGGTCACAACGTGTCGAGTATCGTAGGCGTTCGTCAGTTTGTCGAAACTCTCAACTCCGAGCAACGCAGGACATTCTTCGCGGCGGCTGCTTGGCAGAAGGAGCAACAGAGTCCGCTCGACATCTCGGCTCAGATGCCTGTCATACTTACTGACAAGCACGTGGCATTTTTACAATCACGCGGGTATGCAGTGAGCACGATCGAGGGAACACAGACCTTCGTCGGCAACCTCAGTCCGATGGACCGCGCTGGGTTCATGGCAGAGTGCGCGGACTGGTCACCGAAGAACGAAGATCCTGACGACAACCCTGATCCTGAGGTTGCGGTGAGCAAGCAGAGGAAGAGGAGATAACAATGAGCGACTACACACGACCTACGACGGCGATGACGGTTCATGGCGGAGTGCGCGGACTGGTCACCGAAGAACGAAGATCCTGACGACAACCCTGATCCTGAGGTTGTGGTGAGTAAGCAGAGGAAGAGGAGATAACAATGAGCGACTACGCACGACCTACGACGGCGATGACGGCGGCTGAGGTCAACAAGGCCAATGAGAAGCTGTGGGGAAACATCGGTCCTGCGCCTTCCGCTCCTGAGTCTGGTGGTTCGTCCGTACCAGTGTACAAAGGAGCTGGCGCGGACGAGGTAGACCCCACCCAAAGCGACCCATCCGACGAGCGCAGCAACAACTTGCTCGACCGCGAGGATGGGGGGATGGACTCCAGCGAATTTGCCGAAGATGCCGGCAAGTGGGATAAGTCCGGGAATCCCATCTTCAGCAAAGCTGAGATGGCGCGCGCTCACGCTAAGAACGAGGCAGCAGGCGTGGAGCACAAGAAACGAGTAGCTTTTGCGAAGACGACGAACCCGAAACTGGCTGCAAAGATGGAAAAGGGTGGACCCTTCTGGGCACCTCGAAGATCGAACAACACGAATTGGAAGCCGAAGGGCTACAAGGGCGATGACTCTGCCGAGAACACAGCTGTGGGGAGCGAGGCGCTGCCTGTGGAGGATGCAACACTCGCAGAGCGTCAACGCGAAGCTAATGAAACATTCACAAAACACACTGGCATAGCCCCAAGACCAGACCACTTTGTATACCCAAGAAAAGCCACCGCTCAAGAGGCTTTAAATGAGCGTGTGCGACGTGAATCTGGAAACAAACACGATTCTGTGGGGAGCGAGGCGTGGAAAAAAGCACCAGTAATTCCAGCTGCAAAAATGGGAAAGCCGGGTCCTCCAGGTTCTATTACAAGTGGTAAACAACCAAAGCAAAAACCTGATCCTTATCACGACGAGCAAACTTTTCAGCCGGAAATTCCTGGACCGCATCCTGATCGTAAAAATACAAAAAGAAAACCTGATTCTTCAGAGTCTTCAAAGACTTGGGCAGTTGGAATTCCCGGACCACATCCTAAATAAATCATGCCCCAAGACTACACCCAACCTCCGACTGCTGCGCAGTTCGTCCAGGACTACCCCGTGTTCGACTCCTCCAAGGTCACGGACCCGAGCGCTGTGCAGTTCTCGCCAGCGCAGATCAACTACTGGCTGCAGATCGCGGCACTGATGATCAACCAACAGTACTTCTCGACGCTCTACTACGTCGGCACAGAGATGTTCGTCGCCCACCACCTCGCGCTTGAAGCTTGGGCCGAGCAGGGCGGGCCACAGACGATTCCGGGAATTTCAAAGGGTCCAATCGCCTCCGCATCCTCTCCTGAGGCTTCGGTCTCCTATGCCAATGCGGCGAGCATGGAGATGGATGCGGGGCACTGGAATTACACGATCTACGGTGGTCGCTTCATCCGACTGTGCCGTACGCTGTGCGCGGGACCACTGTACGTCGGCGCTGGCTGCAACAACCTTGGACCGTGGAACGGTCCTGCGTGGCCTGGACCGTGGGGAGCTTGCGTACCGAATCCTAATGATTAGTCCTCACAACTGGCCTGAAGACCTGCTCAGTCGCCAAGACATGCACGAGATGTCCATCGAGTGCGCTAAGTCAAGATTCTTAGTTGGTCTATATGTTGTGGTTGAAGCTGGGGACAATATTTTCGTAGAGTACGACTTCGCGCTTGCAAAGCTCGGAGAGCAGTGCTAGACGATTTCAACGCGTCAGCTGTTGTGTTTTGTAAGTGTGGCCGTCTGATGCAGATGAATGGTTCGAAGGAAAACTTGATTTGGCTCGCCACGTGCCTGAACCCGTTCTGCGACCATTACGGGAAGGATTACAAGGTAAGTCTGAAGCTTGAAGAGACTCAAACCCCGATAAGGAGAAATTAATGAAAAATATTTGCTTGATGCTCGTCGTACTCACTTTGACCTTGGGGTTCGCCTCAGCTCAGACACTTCAAGCCCCCACATACTCCAGTAATGGAGCGCCGACCGGTAACTGCCCGTCCACTGCGTGGCTTGACTATGACTATACCACGGGTGCATTGTACTATTGCCCTACGGCAGCTAGTGCCTTTGTCGCGGCGAGCAACGGTGGCACCGTCGCCCGCACCACGCAGAAGGCCGAGACTACGACAGCTGACGCTAGTGTTCTCGCGTATACTCCTCCTGCAGCTGCCGGTACCTACAATGTCTGCTTTGCAGCCTCAGTGACCTCAGCTACTTCAGGCGTAGTTGGGTTCACATTGAGCTGGACAGACTCCGAAGGCAATGCACAATCCGCTATCGCAGAATCTTTGTTCAAGCACGGTACGGCTGCGCCTGCCTTAACCTTCACTATCAGTGCAGCGGGTAACTTCGGCAGTTGTCAGGAGATTGACATCAATAACGCAGCAGCAGCCATCACCGTCGGTTGGGTCGGCGGCGGCACTATTTCTGCTAAGGTCTCTGCAACGATTTCCAGACAGTGAAAACTCTAACTCTGAAGTGAGAGAGTTCCACACACCACGCAGGGCTGAGCAGGAGTACGCATCAGTTCTGTGGAATGCTCTACAACGAGTTTATCAAGAGTCTAAGTCTACCGGCATTCCAGTGACGCTCATCAATTCAGCAGAGTTCTTGGCTAAGTACGCTGTGCAAGCAGCTACACGCATGGTGTCTGGTCTACTCTTCCGCAACGCACGTACTTGGCGCGAGGCGGCTGCCGAAAGTCTGCATACCTCCCAGATGACACGCGCACTCGAAGCCGAAATGAATGGGCCATTGGGAGTGCGCGTTCGGCAGCTGGTTCAAGAGCAAGCACATCTTATTTCTACTTTTCCATCAATCGTTGTACGGCGAGCGGTGGCCGTCGCTGCAGCGGCGCAACAGCAGTCGGGCGGGCGAACTCCAGAGCTCTTAGGGATGGGCGCTTTGGCGCGACTCGCCCGCCCGCGAGCGCTGTTGATCGCCCGCACGCAGATGTCCAAGGCCAATGGTGCGCTTACTCAAGCACGGGGTGAGGAACTTGGACTACCGTGGTACGTGTGGGAGACCTCACAGGACGAGCGCGTGCGCAAGAGTCACCTGCGAATGCAAGGCATTCTGGTGCGCTACGACAATCCGCCATCTCCAGAGGTATTAGTTGGCGAGAAGTCACAAGGTACCTACAATGCGGGGGATATTTACAACTGTCGTTGCTACCGCTCGCCACTCGTGACCTTGAATCAGGTGAAGTGGCCACATCGTGTTTACTGGGGAACACGAGTTCAGTATATGACAAGATCAGATTTTCAGTGTATCAACTTCAAGGAGCGTGCAGCGTGAGAAGGCTACTGCTTTTTGCACTACTACTGGCGGCTGTAAACGCCGTAGGCCAAACCACCAACCCGTCGTGCGTGGGCTCGCCCTTATCCACGACGCAAACCTGCACTATTGGTAACACCAATGGCGCATACGGCATGCTGGTGGATGTAGTTCCCTCGGGCTCGCCCTCGGGTCTTACCGTCACGGTTCAAGGATGCGCCCCGAACGGCACCTGCGACACTGCGGCCAACACGTGTGCGTCAGCATCCGTGTCGTCCTGCACTGACTCGTCTACCTCCGAGGCACTGCTCAAGCTTACATTGTCTGCGCCTTACGCGTACTTAAAGGTGACAGCCACACTTTCTGGTGGCACATCACCTACCGTAGCTATCAACCCTACGCTGAGCACCGCGAACGCACACACCGGAGGATCCAGCAGCTCTGGCACGGTCACGAGTGTCAGCGTGACCACAGCGAACGGCGTTTCTGGCACTGTGGCCACTGCCACGACTACTCCTGCTATCACCTTGGTACTGGGCGCGGTTACGCCGACTTCTGTAGCACCCACGGGGTTTAGCGCTGCGAGCGCCACGACCGGGGTTATCAGCGTGGGCACATTGGGATTCTCGGACACTGGCCTCATCTTCAATGGCCAGGCCTCCACCAACGGTTACCTGCAAATGGTGCTACAGAACACTAGCAATGGCGCGTCCGCTAGCACGGACTACATCGTGGCTAACGACCAAGGCACGGCTACCACGCACTATGGCGACTTCGGCATTAACTCCAGCGGCTTCACGAGCACGGGAAATTTGACAGGCTTGGCTGGAGAGACTTACTTATACGCTACTTCCGGCGACCTAGGACTCGGGACTTTTACTGCGAATGCCATCCATCTCGTGGCCAACAATGCCACTATCGATGCGCTTACGATTTCCAGCGCCAACCTCGTGTCCCTGCCGACGGGCGGCGCTCTTACCCTCGGTACAAGCGGGAGCACAGCGCCCTCCATTGTGTTCAATAACGCCAGCACTGGGACTATTACTCTGGCTCCTGTAACGGGCGCTCTAGGTTCGGCTGCCATTAACTTGCCAGCCGCAAGCGGTACCCTTATTCTTAGTTCTAGTGCTCTGACCAGTGGTGCGTTAGTCTTGGGCGGCGGAGGCCAGGCCGCTACTGTAAGCACGAACTTCACGACCAGCGGCAGCACGCTTACGCTAGGCACCACAGGCGCGACAGGGATACTGTGTATCGCGGGCACAACTGCAGGGGTGTGCGCCAACCTTACGACTACAGCAGCTGGCCTGACCTTAGTGTTTCCGAACGGCTCAGTTACTAACCCTGGGCTACAATTTGCAGATATGACCTCTAATACAGGTTTATATTCTTCCGGGGCTGCACTTTTAGGTTGGGTGGAAGCTGGCAACGTTATTGCCCAACTTAACGCTAACGGTTTAGAAGTAGGTAGCGGGGGCATTCTTTCCTTCAGCAGCTCTGCGGGTGCGGGTGGAGCGATTGACACTACTTTATGTAGAAGTGCTGCTGGCGTGGCTGAGATTAACTCTGGCACAGGCTGCGGTCTGACAGGTAGTCTTAAGTTAGCATCTCTCACGGGTACAGGCATCGTTCGATCTACGAATAATGATGTTATACTGGTGGCTGATACCACTACAATCACAGCCACCACAGCGGGCACTGCGACCACGGTCTTTACGTTTCCAGCGCTCACCGTTAGCACTAACTACAGTATCCATTGCTCTGGAACTACGACCCAAGCTACGGTGGGCGGCGGTATCGGCATGGCCGTCACTTTCGCCACCACTGCTCCGACTCAGGCTGAGCTCCACGCTCTGGTATCTACTTCGCTTACGGCTTTAAATGCAGGTGCTACACAATTATCAACAGGGAATATCTCCACCACGACTGCGACCGCGATCTATTCCTCGACCAGCGGAACCGTGACTACTCAATTACCATGGTCGATTGACGGGTCGATCGAGGTTGGAGCCACCGCGCCTTCCTCCATTGTGATTGGCTTTTTTTCTGCCAGCGCGTCGGACGCTGTAGTGGTGAAGCGCGATAGCTTCTGTCATTTATTTGTATAAATGAAGCCTTCGATCAAGCTCAAGGTCACTGGCCCAGGAGTTCAGGGCGTGCAGACCAGCATGCGTTCTCTCACGCACAAGTCGATCCTCGTCGGCGTCCCCGCCACGGATGCTGCGCAGCGCGTGCGCCAGATCATGGCTTTGGCTCAAGGTTAATGCGACCAGTCATCACAGTGCAGGTGGGTGGAACGGGACGCAAAGGTCTTGAAAATTCCTTTTCTCTGCTTACTCATAAGTCTGTATTGGTAGGTGTTCCCACTACGACTGCATCCGATCGTCAAGCGCAGATACTAAAAGCGATGGTTGCAGTACGCGGTAAGAAGCGCAAGGCGCGAATGGCGAAGACTGCAGCTGGGATGATCAACAATGCTCAGCTTGTGTTCATTCACACGAACGGCAGTCCAGCACGTGGGATTCCAGCACGTCCAATTATCGAGGCTGCAATCACAGATAAACAGAACAATGATTTGATCTGTGCTGAGTTAGAGGGCGCTGCCGCTGCCGCGATGGACGGTAATCCAGATCTAACATCGAAGCAGTTGAAGAGAGCTGCTCTCTTGGCAGAAACGCTCGTCAAGGGATGGTTCACGAACCCACGGAATCACTGGGCACCAAATAAGCAGAGCACTATCAAACGCAAAGGTAGTAGTAGGCCGCTCATTGATACATCATCGATGAGAAACGCAATTCGAGGATTGGTGGTGGAAGAGTGAGAAAGTTTCTATGGCTTCTGTTGTTAGGTAGTCTGGCGATGGCGCAGACCACGCCGAATATCCACTTAAACGTCCCTCCCTACGCAACACCGAATTGGGATGTTTTAATGAATGCCAACTGGAATAGCTTGGACAACTATTTGAGCGCGGGACTCCCGATACCTAATCTCACAGTAGCTGGAACTCTTACAGTCAGCGGGTCTTGTATTGGGTGTGGCAATGGCAATGTTCCTCTTGGGACTGCTGGACAGTTGCCAATTATGAACTCAGCTGGGAATGCTTATGCACCTCAGTCTTTTATCGGAGATTGTGGAATTACGAGTTCTGGCGCAATTACTTGCGTCAAGACAGGCGGGGTAGCCTTTAGTCCGCTAGCCACAGCGACTGCGCCTGCCGCAGTAACGGCTCTCTTTAGTGGAACTTGTGATAGCTCAACATTCCTTCGCGGTGATGGCCAGTGCCAAGCTCCCACAGGGACAGGCACGGTGACAAGCGCAGGTCTATCAGCTCCTAATTGGTTCGCTATCGCTGGCTCGCCAATTACAGGTAGCGGAACAATCGCATTGACAGTCGCGAGCGGACAAACTTCGCATCAAGTGATTGGTACTTGCGGAAGTGCGACATCTTTCGGACCTTGCAATTTAGTACCTGGTGACGTTCCTACTCTAAATCAGAATACGACAGGTACAGCGGCCAACTTTACGGGCGCGCTTACGGGTGACGTCACAGGTACACAAAGTACCACATTAGTACAACGCTTAAACGGTGTCAGCCTGGCTGGGTTAAGTACGGGAATTCTAAAAAACACGGCTTCCACAGGTGCGCCGAGCATCGCAATTTCCTCCGACGTAATTGGTCTATTCAGTGGTAGTTGCAGTAGCACTACATACATGCGTGGAGATGGCGCGTGTGTGACGCCTAGTAGTGGGTCTGGAACACTAACAACTTTTTCAGCGGGTAATCTCAGTCCCTTGTTCACGACTTCTGTGGCAACTGCGACAACGACTCCCGCGTTGACATTTGTAATTTCTAGCGCAGCCCAAAATTCTGTGCTTGCTGGGCCTGCGACGGGTGGAGCGGGTGCGCCTTCGTATCAAACCGCGCCGACGATCAGCGCTGCGAACATGACGAGTTTCCCTGCGACGCTCGCGCCTATTGCTAACCCCACATTTACAGGTACTGTTACTATTCCAACAGGCGCGTCCATTGCAGGATTCGCGCCGTTAGCATCACCCACATTTACAGGTACTGTTACTATTCCAACAGGCGCGTCCATTGCAGGATTCGCGCCGTTAGCATCACCCACATTCACGGGCACTGTAGGCGGCATTACAGCGACGATGGTGGGGCTAGGAAGTGTCACCAATAATGCCCAAACTCAATCTGCGGTAGTACCTAATACAGCGCCAAGCGCCGGTCAAGATCTTGTTGGCAATTCTGGCGGAACGGCCTATGCACCTGTAGCTATGAGCGGAGATTGTACACGTGCTTCGACAGGCGCAATTACCTGTACCAAGACCAGCGGTACGTTATTTGGAACTGGAGCAACTGCGACGATTGCAAACTATGCGCCATTAGCATCTCCGACCTTCACTGGTACAGTTACTACTCCATTAACTACGGCTGGATTGGTTACGACCAGTAGTGGCGGAGCACTGAGTTCCGAGGCGCTGGCTACAGCTGCGCAAGGCGGAACGGGTGTTGCGAATACGGCCACACTTACTCTTGGGAGTTCAAACCGCAATTACGCCACTTTGGGTACAGGTATAGAGAAGAACACCACAACTACTGGAGCTGTGACTGATGCGGCGGCGGCTGACATATATGGCTTGTTCACCAGCTGTACCGGAAGTAGTGGATTATTTTTGAAAGATGGTGGGACATGCGCTGCCCCAAGCGGCGGCGGTTTGTCGGGCATGACGGCAAGCCAAGTACCGATTGCAGCAACAGCGAGCACGGTTACTTCTTCAAAAGCATTATCTGGATCTGGATCAGGCATTACTACAGGCCCAGCTAGCGGTGTTACGACTCTAGATGTTGCCGAATTTACGGGTACTGGCGGGCAGATCGCGGATAGTGGCGTGTTGGTTAGCTCGTTAGCTTTAGCGTCGAGTGTGCCTACAACTCGCACTTGGCTGTTTTCCTATCAGGGGGTTTGTCAGGCTGGAGTTACCAGTTTCCCGGTAAATTTCCCAACTGTAAATTCACCGGCATATGTACCGTGTGACAGCACCCATATTACTCCTGAATTCCAGATTCCGGGTGGGAGTACATCGTTAGCGGACACTTTCGGGGTAAAGTTGCGCGTCCCCCCTGGTGTGACCGGGGCTTATACGCTCACAACGACGTACCGTAGCGTGGCGACGACCGGTACGGTTACGGTGCAGCCTACTTACGCCTGCGTCGTGGCTGGCGCAGTTCCAGATAACCCATCCTTCTCGAATGCGGGCAGCACATTTACACTGACTCCTGCGGGCACGACTGCGCAGAACGTGACCACGACCGACACTTTTACCCCCACCTGCGTGGCCGGGGCTGACCTTTATGTGCTGTACACATTCACTGCGAACACTGTAACCAGCGCAGACTTCATCAACTTCAGCTACATCAGTTTAGCGGTGCAGGGGTCTTTATGAAACGTTGGCTTTTGATGATCGTATTTGCGCTTAGCTTGCCTGCGCTGGCGCAAACATATACCCAGGTACAGGCACATATTTCCGGCACATGCACGGTAACTTCTCAGACCTGCACTATTACGATTTCATCAATCGGCAGTGGGCATCTTGTTTATATTGGCGCCGATATTCCGGTGACGAATGATTACATTACTGCCGTTAGCGATACCGTCAATACCTTTACGATGCCATCTGGATGCCAGGGAACGGAGATAAGCGGTAGCAGGGCCGTATCTTGCGCTTATGTTTTATCTGCGACCTCCGGAGGTTCCACAACACTCACCGTAACGAGAACGACCACAACATCGGTTACGTGGAAAGTGTGGATGCTGGAGGCGTCTTACACCGGGACGGCCTCCGTGGACTCTGGAAACTCCACGGGTGCGGTTCGTGATCAAAGTACGACGGCGACATCGGTAGCGGGCGTGACTCTGACCATTAATGGTTCTAGCGACATTATTTTTCAGACGATCACGAGCGGCTCTGCCGTGAGCAGCATTGCTGGCGGAACGTGTTCAGGGACAAGCCTTAATAGTTCAGGGGCATTTCTCGCGACGATTAGCGGTAACCTTTCTTTTTCGGTGTGCGGTAACACGACTTCCGGCACTGCCCCTACGTGGACCACGGTCAGCGGTAAGGCTGAGTTGGGCGCAATTGCCTTTAGCTTGGTGAGTTCTGCTCTTGCTGCCCCGACGTGCTCACCGACAGGCGGAGTGGCCCCGCAAACTGTTACCTGTACGATTGTGGGGGGTGCGACGGGGTGTTATACGCTTGGGCCTTCAGGAACGTCCGCGCCAACTGCACCCACCCCAGGCACTTGTGGCGGCGGCTCAACGACCTATTCAACTAGCATTACTGTAAGCACGGCTGGTTACATTTTGCAGATTCTCGCGACCGAGGCCGCGAATACCAACAGCACCGTAACTTCCTATACCTACGGAGGGGGACCAA